CTGCATAATTTCGACATTTCAATAAATCCGGTTAAAACGTCAACTTTATTCATCAAGTAATGCACTAGGTTGCAATCCTGAATACAATATTTAGCAATGACCGCTCTATCATCAGCAGAACCATTAGTCATTCTGAATATATCTTTCGGTGTTACATCATCTTTTGCTAAACACCATCTCACTTTTTTGCTCATATCAGGTTCGATTTTACCCTTTACTACAAAGGTACCCTTCGATTTATCTACTGAAGAAACAATAAATTTATCCCCACCGCTATAATAATCCGTCGTATGTCCAATTTCTTCAATATGAATATAACTACCTGGTAACAATCCAGTTAAATTAGTGCTTTGAATAGTTGTATACGGCACATTATTATCAGCAGTATTATAGTCTAATTTTTTTATATAGTCGCCAATAAAATGACCAGCAACTGAATCTAATTTATAAGATACCAAATTTTCTTCTTTTCTAAAGAAATTAAACATATCAATTTGAATGCGACCAGGTATCTTAATATATTTTAAATCGTGTTGCCCGCTTGCAACATAGGAGGTAGTTTCTTCTATCATGTATTTACAAGTTTCGCGATTAAATGTACCACAAATTTCGTCCTTATTTTTAGATAATTTCAAGAATTCTTCCACGCACCCATTTTCTTCTGCACGATGAAACATAAACTGATAATCAAAACCAAATATATTATATCCGATAATAATGTCGGGGTTTTCCTTTTGGATCAAATTTCGCCATGCCAACAATAATGCACGCTCGGTATCATATGTTTCAATAACCGAATTATCAACAGAAACCGCGGAGCAACTATTTAATACAACACAATGACTCAAATATGGCTCTTTTTGACCTGAAGTTAAGAATGTCGAACCAATAAAGGTGACCTTATCTCCTTCTAATTTTGGAAAATAGGTATTTAATGATATATTCAATTCCAATAATTTAGAATCCCTGTCAAATTTTTTATCGCACATAATGTCCACGATAGTCGCATTCTTAGCAATAACTGGTTTGGTTTTTTTATTTGCATATGGGATATAACTGGAACCATGTCCGCTATGCTCACCATCCTCACCATCTCCACTATGCTCACCATAGCCACTATGCTGTCCATTTCCTTCCTCCTCCTCTTCCGCTCCCATAGCTTCAAACATTTTTTCAATCGTCATTTGATTTTTAAAAGCATCATTTTTGTTATCTCTAACCAATGTCAATAACCATTTCTGAATGAGTATTTCGATTTCGGCTTTGCTTTTAGGAGGGGGTCCAAAAGGAGGAAGTTTCGGGTACACTATATCGATTTCATCTAGTTTTTCCTCTTTTGTAGCATGACTAAATGCGGACAACATTATTTTTCTGAGCATTGATTTACATTGCTCTGAAGAAATATCGGTAACTATATTTTCAAAATATTCTACCATATCGATTGCCAATTTTTTATAAGATTTAATGGGTATAGGAAAATCACCATGACTACTACTGGCTTCAATATCAAAGCTGCATATTTTATAAGGAACGCGGGTTTCTTTATTATTTAATGGAATAATATATTTGTAATTTATAGTAAACTCGTGTTGGCAGTTGGATTTTTTGTCATGTTTGACTACTATAGTATGCTTATTTGGAAGCGCAACCCACCCTGATGGACTAATGTCTTTCATATGAAAGAATCGCAATAGAGGAGGAATATTGGCTTCGTATAAATATATATTAGACCCTTTGAAATTAAGTCCATCTACCAACAATTTCCTTTCTTGATCAAACCATAAATTTTTAACCTTGTTGAAGGTTTGGATATTGTTGAAAGTAAGTAATATAAATTTATGTTCCTTACCTCCATCAAAGCCGTATAATTTTTTCCGTTTTATAATCTTACACTCATTGATAGATTTCGCGTAATATGGTCCTACTCTTCTTTTTATAAAATCTACAAATTGAGTTTTAGTATGAATAGTCCAATTGTCGTCTACTTTGGCGTAGAAGAATGGTTTAAAATCCGTACATAAAATTGAGCACTGCTCTCCCTTTTCATTTATTCCGAACATTTGAATTAAGAATTCAGGAGTATCAGTAAACGATGAGGCTTCATCATCGCTACTATTCTCAGCTGAATTCTTACTATTATATACATTAAAATCTGTTAATTTGAAAACTTGTTCCATGATTGATGATTACTGGTAATTAAATATATGTGCTATATATTTAATTCAATTTTTTCTATATTTATTTTCTGGATCGTCTATGTTTTTTTGTACCGCGTCTAGATTTAGACTTAGATTTAGACGACCTATGCCTAGTAGATCTTCGCCGTCGTTTTCCACCACCACGAAGGCTGCTGCTGCCTTGAGATTTCACGTTTTTTTCAATCCATTCAATAAAGGAAGAAGTAGATCTATCCGCGTTACTTACGCTATCATCATATTCTTTAATTGATTTTCCCTTGCGTGATATGTGACGGAAACATGGATAACCATTAGGGACCTCTCCTACATGTTTTAAATCCGGTAACAAATTACTATTCACACGAACAACAATAACATTCTCGTTATTTTTATATTTGTCTGCTATACTATTTTCAATGCCATCCCAAGCTGGTTTTGCATTATCACAATGACCGCAATGATCCATAAAAATAAATAAAAATACATCGTCTCCTTTTAAAATATCTTTATTTAATAATTCTATTTTTTTCAAAAGGGACATATCTTTAGCAGAGATACTCCTCCGCTGGCGCTCCGGAGTATAATCGGAAAACTTCGATTCGCTTCGCCACTTCATAGTATCTACGTTTTCCTCCACATCGCCAGAAGTCGACGCATTATTGTCCCCAATAATTTTAAATTTCATACTATAAATTAAATATAGATAATAAAACCCACTGACTATTTTATTTATACGGGTGTATACTCCTTCCCATTCTGTTATATTTTATCTAACAAATTTTATCACTATCTAATATATATATAAATGTTATTTACATACGCAATACCGATATTAATAATAGTGGCATTTTTATCTGGACTATATTTTTGTGTTAAATATAGCTCACCTAAATCATTGGAAGGACTTACGAATATGAGTCAACCCAGGTGCCCTAATATATTAGTGCAAAAAGGATTAAAATATTATTTACATAATTCAAAAATAGCAAAGGTTCCTGGAGTAAATCCCATTGAATTTGCAAATTTAGAAGAATATGTTGAATTTCTTGATTGGCAACGAAGTCAAGGTATAAGATGTCCTGTTTTATATCTTCAACATACTTATGACGCGCAGGGAGATGCGGTATATAAAGTTCGTCCAGGTGTTACAGAAATGCAAGGCGGATTACCACCTACATCTACAACCGCAAAAAATGCATCAAATCAATTACCCATGTCATCTTTACAAAATCCTAACCCCACATTATTAGTAGATGCTACCCGTGACGATCCACCATACAATACAAATTCTGTTCCATCATATGATGCATCGTCATATTATGTTGGAACTACAACGCCATTGGATGCGATGAACCAAGCTCAGGAAAATTTATTACATAGTCCTGATCCAATGAGTGATAATTGGGGTGGTGCGGATTACACACAGAAATTAGTAGACTCTGGGTATTACAAAGGAAACGAAGTAAGCATTTTAGTGCAATAAACTCGTTATCATTGTCCATCGATATAAACCATAGTGTTATTCAATGCAGCTTTTACCGAATACAATGAATTCAAATTATTTATAGCATCTATATTTGTTGCGGCACTATCTGAACTAGTATTCATGTTTAACACAGATTTCAACATTAACAAGCTGATATATTCTTCCATATTTACAATAACATCTTCGTAATGCGGTTTATTTGCGGTTATTGAGAGATCGCCTTGCATTTTAATGATATGTTCTTTAATAGTGTCCGCATATTTTTTTGCATTACCTGCTTCCCCATTCGGACTGCTGGCTGACCCATCAGGTGCGGTAAATCCTTCTAGCATGTTTCGATGTAATCTTAATGATTTCGCGGCTAAATATATTAAAAATCCGACGACAACTATGATGCCTAATATCTTTAAAAAATCTTCATTCATTTATATATTATAAGTAGTAAAATAATATATAATAAACTAATTTAGACACACACATCTACCTCTAAATCCAGGCATTCTAACCCCTGGATTTCCATTTTTACATATACAAGAACCAGGAAATGGTGGATTTTGTAAACAGAATTCTTTTGTATATCCACTACCAATGCAACTATTATAAGATGATGAACCAAATGCTTCTTTCACATACAAAGTATTGCTATATAATATCCATACAGCAAATGATATCAATATGATAGTAACAATAATAGATTTTGTAGACATGTACATATACATATTAGCACAAAATATTATTCATATCACGACTTCAAATATTTAATCATATTGCTAATAATCAATTTACTGATTTTACGCGTCTGATTTTTTTCATTAACATAAGTAATATTTTTTAAACAGGTATCATCTTCATTTATTTTCAAAATTAAATTTGGGAATGTCTTAAATTGTATCATAATTGCTTTTGCCGATACATTACTAATTCCTGGTATTTGAGACAATAATATCTCTCCTATGTTATCGGGTGTAATATTTTCCTTCTTCACCTTTTTAACCACACTGCAATAATTATCTGTCTCCTTATCTGCATCCACCGCCACTATAGGAGTATTTAAAGCACTAATATCACTTACTATGCTATCACACACCTCAACTATTTTATTAACAGGAGCAACGATTGGTCTATTTAAATAATATGCTTGTTTATTATCCGCGTCAGACTTTTTAATTTTATACGCCATATTGCATATGATCATAACGGTTTCATCAATGGCGATACTTCGTAACACCGAAAACCCCTTGTAGTAATTGAGAGAAAACATAGCAGAATATAAAGTTGATTTATCCATTTTATCCTTAAATACATTCGGTCTGTTCATATCCCCTTCAATTAAATAAATAATGTTGTGATTGTGATGATTTATTCCATTTAATCGATAAGATTGCTCCTCGTATCTTCCGTCCTTAATACTTGCCGTTAAATCTCTTAGACTTTTTCTCTCTATGATAACTCGTTCATTAGATCCATCTGTTATGATCACATCGCCTAAAGGCAAAGCTTCAACTTCTATCGAAATATCTTTGTAAGACGGACTGATTTCTAAATAATATTTACATAACTTGATTAACTCGTGCTCACGTACATCAATTTTTATAATCATTAATAATTATATATAGTTAAATGGGTTGTTATTAAATTATTTATGTCAATATATATTATTTCCTAAATATATATTGAAAAAAGTGCGATTATAAATAAATATCGACCGGGATATTGTAAGAAAACGTAGGCACTGCGTAGCGAGCCGAAGTTTTCGGAATAAGCTCCGTAACGTTAGTGAAGGAGCTTTACATTTGACCACGTCCCACGCTGTATCCGTTTCTGCGTCTTTGAACAGGGTGTTTAGTTGTCAACAACATAGATTGGATGAGAGTAGGAGGTCTTTGAGGAGCTCTCCAAAACACGTGTGACCCCATATTGCCTACAGGCCATCCCACACTGCCTCCGAAAATACCTGCCTTTTTATTACCACCAACCGACCCTCCACTTTGTGCAGTTCGGTTTACAATAGTATTTGCATATCTAGCGCGCCCAAATTGACTTGTCATTAACGCCATTTTATATATACTCTTAATATTATTATTATTTACGAATGAAAAAAGGTAGAAATACAGAAAAAGCAAATACTTGTTAAATAATATATCAAATAGATATAAATATACACAACTATATTATAGTATAGATGGATAGCAAAATATTACACGATGACGATATTATTAAAGGCGAGGATGGATTAATATTTAATCCATACAATCCCTTAAATGTCGAGATTACATTGAATGAAGTTCAATCTATTCTTACTAAATATGGTTTACCTGGAAAAGTTAATAACATAAATTTATATAAACGTGCATTTGTTCATAGATCTTACACAAAACGCTCACATATTGAAAACGCAACGCAAAATATTACGATAGCAGAACAACCTTCTGATTGTTTGCCTTTAAAAACAAAGTCGAATGAACGCCTAGAGTTTCTAGGGGATGGTGTATTAGAATTAATTACTAAATATTATCTTTATCGCCGGTTTCCTAAAGAGAATGAAGGATTCATGACAGAGAAAAAAATTGCCATCGTTAAAAATGAAGCCATTGGGAAAATTGCATTGGAAATGCGTCTTAATAAATGGTTAATATTGTCAGGGCATGCAGAAGAGAAGAATATTAGAAACAATCTTAAAAAGTTAGGATGTTTATTTGAGGCCTTTTTAGGTGCGGCTTTTTTAGATTTTAATAAGATTGAGGTGAAGGATGAAGAGGGGTGGTTTACTAATATTTTTGTTACTGGACCAGGGTTTCAAATGGTGCAAAAATTCGTTGAAAATGTGTTTGAAAAACATATAGATTGGGTTGCTCTTATTCAAAATGATGATAATTATAAAAATATTCTACAAGTTAAAATTCAAAAGGAATTTAAAATTACCCCGCATTATTTAGAAATAGAACATGATATAGATACGGGATATAAAATGGGAGTATATTTATGTCTTGGTCAACAAATACATAATCTATCATTCAATGAAGCCATACATATTAATAAATTGAGGACATTCAAGGCGGTTCATGAACATGTGTCTAATTATGGAAAAATATTTTTATTTTTAGGGGAAGGACAACATAAAATTAAACGAAAAGCAGAACAAATTGCATGTGAAGAAGCATTGCAAAAAATCATTTTGTATTCTACATAAGAGAAACATAAGAAAACATAAATAGAATACAATAAATATTTCATATTCCTTCGGCTAGCGCCTTCGGAATATAATCGGAAAACTTCGGCTGCCTTTGGCAACTACGTTTTCCACCAAATTTAAAATCTTCAAAAGTATATATAGATAATGAGCACTTTGAGAGAAAAATTGAGAATTAAACAAGATGTAGGAAATACTCAAAAATCTCATAATATTATTATTCCTATACCAACTAAACCTGAAACAATTCATATTAACAAAATTACTATTGAAAATAAACAAGGCAATTTTGATATTTCTGAACTAATGAAACGATTAGATGAAAATAAATTAAAAATGGTGGTTGCTAAACCAACTATTCAGTCAAAGAATGAGGATGAACCTATACAAATAATTAATAAAAGGAAAATTAAAAAACTTACATCAAAAATGCTAACAGGATTACAAGAAGAGGGTATTTCTATAGCAGTTCCAGTACAAGCACAGGAACAAGAACTGGAACAAAAAGAAAAAGCACTGGAACAAAAAGAAAAAGCAAAAGAAGGTGAAGAAGGAGTTGAAGAAGAAATTATTATGATTAAACCTAAACGTGCCCCCCGAGGCAGAAAAACAAAAGCGCCTCCAAAAGGCATCGCTATATTAAGTCCTGAAGAGTGGGTTGAAATTGGTGACACTACAAATGTAGAACGTCTACCTGAAAAACAATTAAAGGTCAACTACAAAGTGAGTAGTTACTACATGAATAACAGAGAAATATTTATAAACGCGATGAACTCCTTATTTGAACCATATAGAGAGAAAATTTTAGATGACACTTCTCAAATTACATGTGACAATATAGGCAACGATGCACAACAATTTTCTTTATTGATTCATCAAATGGTCGTACGAGATTATTTGAATTTATACACCCCTTATAGAGGTCTTCTACTCTATCACGGGTTAGGTAGTGGTAAATGTCATGCAAAAGGCAGTCCAATTATGATGTCCACAGGCGAGATTAAATTAGTGGAAGATATAATAGTAGGTGATACCTTAATGGGTGACGATTCCACTCCTAGAGAAGTTCTCTCATTAGCTCAAGGCAATGACAAGATGTATAATATTATTTCTGAATATGGAGATAAATATAAGGTAAACCAAGAACATATTCTTTGTTTAAAAGCTACTGGATTTCCAAAATTACGTCTTAATAAGCATACATCTGAATCTAATTATATGGTTCAATGGATAGAAGACAATAATTTTCAGGTTAACACATTTACATTTACTACAGATGATGATGTTAATAAAAATACAAAAAAATCGGAAGCAATTGCTTTTTTTGAAACTATCCAAAAAAATGATGATACTAATAAGAATATTATCGAAGTTTCTGTAAAAGAATATTTATTATTAACGGATAGACAAAAGAATATATTAAAAGGGTATAAGGTACCTGTTATATTTTCAGAAAAAGCTGTGCCATTGGGACCTTATATAATTGGATGTTGGCTTAGTGGAAAAATAAAAAAATATGAGACCTTATCAGCTGACATTCAAATTAAATTTAATAATTTGAATGAAGAATCTAAAGCCATATTTGTGAAAGGTAGCATTCCCTTTATATATAAATGCAATTCACGAGCAAATAGATTATTATTATTAGCAGGATTAATAGACATGTGTGGACATTTATGTAAAAATGGCGATTTTGTATTTACACAAAATAAAAAGACATTAATAAATGACATAGTGTTTTTAGTAAGAAGTTTAGGATTTGCCTGTTATACCCGCATAAAAAAGAGCAAAAAGGCATGGTCTATACGTATAACAGGATCTGGGCTTGAACTAATACCAACTTTAATACCAAGAAAACAAGCCACACTAAAATCGCATATAGTAGATGCATTAGTTGCAGGAATAAGAGTAGAATATGTTGGAGAAGAAGATTATTATGGTTTTATGTTGGACGGAAATTGTCGTTATTTAATCGGTGATTTTTCGGTAACACACAACACATGCACTTCTATCGCCTTGGCAGAAGGTATGAAAAATAATAAAAAGGTAATAGTTATGACACCCGCATCTTTACGTCCAAACTACATAGCCGAATTAAAAAAATGCGGAGATGCGCTTTACAAGACAAACCAGTATTGGGAATGGATCGATACTACAAAACATCCAGAAGCGATAAATACACTTTCTAGTATGTTAAACTTGTCTGTTTCTTATATAGACAAACAAGGCGGAGCTTGGTTAGTAAATGTTTCAAAGAACGCACCATACCCGGAACTTAGTCCAGTAGATAAGAAAAAATTAGATGACCAAATAAATGAAATGATCGAAACAAAATATAGCTTTATTAATTATAATGGGTTGCGCAGAGATAAATGGCGAGACATGACAAATAATTTCGAGAAAAATTTGTTTGATGATGCGGTTGTTATCATTGATGAAGCACATAATTTAATTAGTAGAATAGTAAATAAATTAGGAAAAGAAAAGGAAGCGCCGGTTAATAAAAAAACAGGAGATATAGAAAGACGTCCATTTTCATTGGCGCTAAATTTATATCAAGATTTAATGAGCGCTAAAAATGCCAGAATAGTTCTTCTTACAGGTACTCCTATTATCAATTACCCAAACGAAGTTGGGATACTCTTTAATATTTTACGCGGTTATATCAAAACATGGCATTTTTCATTGGATATCAAAACAAGACTACCTGTAAATAAAGAATCGCTTCATCAAATGTTTATAAGAGAGAAACTGGTAGATTATTTAGATTATTCCGACAAGCCATCGCCAAAATTATCAATTACCCGCAATCCATTTGGATTTGAAAATAAAGAAAAAACAGATGAATATCATGGAGTTACAAATAAATCATATACACGACGTGACGAGTCGGGTACTAAACGTGTAGTGGATCCTGGAACTCTTAGTGACGAAGAATTTCAACAAAATATAATTCGGATATTAAAAAAGAATGAGATTGAAGTGATATCACAACCGACTATTGATAACTATAAAGCCCTGCCTGATAAATTCGACGATTTTGTGAATTTATTCATTGATTCGAGCACAGGAAAAATTACAAATGTAGACATGTTGAAAAAACGTATCATGGGATTGACATCTTATTTCAGAAGTGCTCAAGAAAAATTATTACCTCGTTATGACAAAGTCACCGATTATCATGTGATAAGAATTCCTATGAGCGATTATCAATTTACTATTTACGAAGAAGCACGCAAACAAGAGAGAAATATGGAAAAACAATCCAAAAAGAAAAAGGGTGCAGTAGATGAAAATGGTATTTACAAAGAACCCACCTCTACCTATCGTATATTCTCTCGTCTTTTTTGTAATTTTGTTATGCCTAAACCTCCAGGAAGACCCTTACCCATTGAAGAAAAGGAAACAGCGGAAATGACAAATACGCAACTAGAAAATGTGTATGAAGGGGCTATGAAATTAAATGAAAAAATGACGGAAGATGCAAATGAGGACGATGAAAAAGACACTAATGAATTAGAAGGCGATCAAATAATAGATAATATGGGTGATGCTACATATGAAAAACGTATGCGAAATGCTATTCAATATGTGAAAGAACATGCATCGGATTATTTGAGTCCTGAAGGATTAGAAACATATAGTCCTAAATATTTGCATATGTTAGAGAATATTCAATCTGCTGATCATATTGGAGTACATTTAGTGTATAGCCAATTTCGAACTTTGGAGGGCATTGGAATGTTTAAAATGGTGCTCGAAGAAAATGGATATACTCAATTTAAAATTAAAAAAGATGTTGCTGGAGAGTGGGCATTAGACATTAGCGAGGAAAATCGCGGTAAACCTACGTTTGCATTATACACTGGTACTGAAACAAAGGATGAAAAAGAGACGATACTTAATATATTTAATGGTGAATGGAATAAACTCACACCCTCTTTTGCAGCGGAACTAAATAGCATCGCACACAATAACAATGTGGGTGAAATTATCAAGGTTTTAATGATTACTGCTTCCGGTTCAGAAGGAATTAATCTCCGCAATACAAGATATGTACATATTATGGAGCCGTATTGGCATCCAGCACGTATGGAACAGGTTATTGGTAGGGCGCGCCGTATTTGCAGTCATAAAAATTTACCAGAAGAACTACAATCAGTTGAAGTGTTTGTTTATTTAATGACATTTTCTCCAGAACAAGTGAAAAGTGATGTTTCTATAGAATTAAAACAAAAAGATTTAAGTAAAAAGAAGTACCAAATTACACCGGATAAAGAAAAAATGGACTATGTTCCTTTTACAAGTGATCAAGCATTATTTGAAATTTCTCTCATAAAGGAAGAAGTTAGTACAAAAATAACAACTGCAATCAAAGAAGCATCCATAGATTGTTCATTATATTCTAGAGCTGGAGCAAAGGAACAATTACATTGCCTTCAATTTGGCAATCCATCTCCCGATAAATTTGCATATGATCCCAATTATAAAAAGGATAAACCAGACACCAGTGCGGCAATGAATAAAGAAAAAATAACATGGCGGGGGGTTGAAACGACTTTACGAGGTAAAACATATATATCTCGTAAAATTCCTGAAAAGGGTATGACCTATTTGTATGATTTGGATAGTTATAAACGCGCATTAGAAAATCCGGGGATAGAACCATCTTTGGTATACATAGTGGAAAAGAATGAACGCGGTGAAAATGTGGTTAAAAAGGTATAAACTCGGTAATATCTTCGGCTACGGATCGTACCGAAAGTATTTCTAAAATGCTATCTAATTTTTTATTCATAAGTGCAAATTCTATTTTTAAAGAATCTAACTCTTTTGTTACGTCTACCGGTACTGACACTGATGCAACAGATGCAACAGATTTTAGTTTTGAAAAAATGTTTGTGCTGTTCGCCGTAGCCGAAGGCGTAGGTGAATGATTGAACTCTGTAGGCATTAGCCGAAGGAGTGCAACTGGTTCTTCAGCAATAGATAGCTTAATATTATTATCATTATCATTTGTAGCCCATGATATTGATTTTTTCAATGTGGGTGTGGAATTATAATTAGAATTAGAATTAGAAGGAGAATATATATTATTAGGTAATGTAATAATGTCATTAGTTATATTATTCGAATCCATATTTTCTCCAATTTGTATATAGTTTATTTCTTGACTATGATTTATCTGTTGTTGTTTTGGTGCATTTTTATTTGATTTAATAGAGGTGATCTCACCCTTTAACCATTTTTCCGCGTCGTTTTTATTTATACCCTTATGTATTTGTTCTATTTCAAAATTTCGTTGTGCCAATGTTTGTGCTATTAGTGCTTCCATTTCATTTATTGGTTTATCTAATTTATCGCTAAACTTGGGTGCTTCTGGAATAGGTAATGCCATTGCACTTTGAAACTCATTTACTCTAGCAGCTAAATCATTATCAAATTTATTTTTTCTATCTGTATGAATATCTTCGGATGTAACTAAATCAGGCTTTTGCTGCGAGCCGGAGGTAACCGAAGGATTTTTTAAAGTCAACTGAGGTTTCTGTTGATTCTGTTGTGTGTGAATATTCGTTATAAAATTGGAAATAAAATTTTTATTCAATTGAAATAAATTAAAAGCGTTAGGATTCATTTTCTCCCCTTCGTAATATGTTCTAAGTTGATTATTAAAATAATTTTTAATATTGATTAGTTGATTTGGGTCATTTGTATTGATCACATTTTCATCTAGAATTACCTCCCATAATATCTCAACATTGTCGGGTTTTATAAATTCAGATACATTGCTCATTCTTTTTGTATTATACTGAATAATACATGTTATTATTTATATATATTTATATTTATATATATATAAATGAGTATGTTTACTAATTGGTGGTCCCCTCCAACCCCGCCCCCTCCCTCCATGCCTGAGGTGCTACCTGAAAATATGGTACCAGGAACAGAATATTACATACAGACAACTACTGACTACTTACCTGCCCAAAATGGACCAGATGATACATATGTTAGTGGAGTGATGAAATGTATAGGAACATTTATGAATTTAAGAATATACGAGGGAAAAAACGCACCTTTTTTTTGTAATATTAGAATGCTACCTGGAGCCCAAGTTGATTTAGGATTGGCATTATTACATAAGACTACTTCTATGACAAATTCACAATTTGACGTAATAAATGACGACCTAACTTTCACCAAATGTCCGTTCACTATGTGCACTAATAGCAAATGCTATAAAAATTCGGCTTTTTTCCCCGCCTCTCCCCAGAATAAATTTTTTTCCATATCTACTCCTGAACTACAAAAAAGCGTTGCTTATAGTAATACACTTACATCTCAAGCTGCAACTGGTGATTTCACCGGTGCTATTAAGCACGTAGAAAATAGTAATAATAAATGGAACCCTCAAAATCCAACGGCAAATACACAAGAGCGGATGAAAATGAAGAAAAACAAGTCGAGGTTTTCCACTCCTAAGACGCAAACTCCTTCGGTTGCCTCCGGCAACTACGGAGTTACCTCGCTCCCCAGCGCCTTCAGCTACGGGTCGCACCAATCTGAAGGAATATACTCCTTACCATTCGATTCAGACAATGGTCCCGCAGAAGCAAATGTTTTAGCTCTTATCATTAAAGAGAGAAAACGAAAAGAAATAATGGAACAGGTAAAAAAAAGGCAAGATGCAGCAAGGGATAATCTACTATATGGTTCACGTTCCCATTTGGGTGGAAAATTTAAAAGGTCCAAAAAGTCTAAGAAGTCCAAAAAGTCTAAGAAATCCAAAAAGTCTAAGAAGTCCAAAAAGTCCAATACTAAGAAATCAAGAATATAAAAAGGAGGAACTCCTTCGGCTAACACTATCGCTGCGCAAGGAGTTCAATCACTCACCACATTCCATAGTGCCTCCGGCTACGGCTCGCAGCAAAAACGTATACACTATAGTGGTAAGGCAATATGAAGTTTTCATCCAGATTATATGCTAATAGTATCTAATGAATCAGGTAATTTTGTAATATACAAAGAAAGAAATGCCTTTTGTATTTTATTATCAAAATCTTTCATGAACATTTCCAGACCATTAAGATTATCCTCTGAATTATCATTACTTATCAAATATTCATTTAGATCTAAAACCATTTGTAATTTTACATTTGTCCATTTGCTTGTTAATTTAGTAACTAATAGACCCGTATATAGCAACGACATTGTGTCAGGTTTGAATAATTTACTATTATACGGCTTATTGAGATGATTCAATATCAAATTGGAATAATAATGCAGACATAGCACAATAGTGGGACTAGATTTATAAGTTTGATCTAATTTTGATAATCCATACAAAGCGCATTCAAATAAATGTTTAATATTTGGCATTTTTGCAGTAAATGTGTCGGATAAAAAATGTTTACACGCGAGTTCAATTGGGTTGTATAAAAAATGTAAGTCTTCTTTCGTATTTTGCAATATAAATCTGACAATTGGTTGAAATATTCCATTCTCTTGTATGCCTACCAAATTATTACATATGCTTATTTTTGTACCAACAGGCTTATGACTAATAATAGCTAATTTTATAATTACTGACAATGGATCTAATATAAATTGTTTACACATATGTTGTTGTTCCTCGTGTTGTTTATCTGATAATTTGACCTTATTGGAAGATTGATCTATAACATCACCGATTTGTTTTATTGATTCTGTTGGTTTATCTATTGGGATATCTACTAGTTTATCTACGGAGTTATCAGCTGGTTTATCATCATACTTTTCGACGGGTTTATCATTAGACTTATTTTTGTTTATTTTATCCTGCTTATTATTCATTTTATACTAAAACAACAAAATGTTTTTATTATAAAATTTTTAATTATGATATTTATAACGCATCGTTGAAATATATTTTACGGAATTTTTCCATATATTTATCATATAGAATATGCTTTTTAAAATACTCACTTGTGTGTCTATCTTCTAACATATGTGCTATAAAATATAAGCTATATATTCCACATTCGGTATCTCCATATTGGTGTTCTACAGGATAATTTTGATCAAATTTAAAATTTATGGGAGACTTTAATGCTTTTCCTTGTTTTTTCACTCTTTCAACAAATGTCATCATCTCCTTTGGTATTTCATCCCCTGCACTATCAAAATAAAATATTATCGATTTTTTAATATTTATAAACATGGAAACCCAATGACTTCCTCCAAGATTATGTGGATCTAAATTAAATATAATCCCTATTTTAAATTTACCATTTTTGATTTCATTCTCTACATTAAAATGACACAACTCCTCCCACACACATTCACCATATAATTGATGTGTATCGAAATCTATGGGAGATGGTCCTATAAAATCGAAACATTTATACGCCTTTTCATATTGTTTCATTACATTTAATATATCCATACTAGAAAGCCATTCATTTGGATTCTTTTTCCATTCAGATGGGGATATCGGTGCAAAAGAACTAGCCAATTCTTTGTCTAATTTTCCATTGACAAATTTTTGTTTTAACCAACAAGACTCTGTATTGCAAACATTGCTCATATTGCGTGTCAATAGTTCCCATATCTCATGTGAGTCATTTGTAACTATTTTAGCATCAGGGTGCCTGGCATTCCATAATTCTTTTAATTTATATATCGTATCGTCTTCTAAACAACTAAATCCATTTTTCTTCTCTTTTGGACTACATCTTAATTTTACTAACTTTGAATAATTATGCAACTTTTCTTTAAACTTTAATGTTTTTGTATTGCGTTTGGTGTTATTGTGTCTTCTGGTATTATGACTCCTTTTATTTTTATTTTTATGAATTTTTCCTCCTTTACTTTTATTTTTATTTTTTCGAGTGATTGTCTTTTTCCAATATAACATTTTCGTCATATTTATTAGTGATATTTTTCTTTTTACGAATTCCTTTATTTTTCAAAACGGGATCTTTTAAATTAATATCCTTTTGTTGTGGTATTATAGGTTCTATCTCCTTTTTAGTAATCGTTCTTTTTACTAATTTTTCAAGCGCATTTGGCTCCATTATTTTTATAGAACGCATCATTAATTTGTTTATTTCATCTATATTGTCCATATTATCAACACCAGCTACATTATCAAAACTAGTAGCATTATTTATTGGTCCCAATAAATTATCATAATCCTCTTGAATTATATCAGATGTGTCAATTACCTTAAAATATGAAATACAAGTTTTTATATAATTGTCAAACGTATTTAACACATCTGGAAATAATGTAGGCGGTTGCTCATTGCTTAATAATTGTTTCGTCAAATCATATATGCGCTTTTTATAAAACTTTTTATCCTTTTTATTATTTATATTAATATGTGGTTGCATTTTACTATCGATGGATTTTCCATATAGTTCTTTATTTATTAAGTATTCTAGATCTATATCAGAAAGTTTATTATCAGGTAATGTATTATTAGACATATTATATTTATGTCTGATAATAATTCGCATATTCCTTCGCTAAAGATGCAGAATACATCTAATACTTGCATCCATTTGCAGATTTACCCGTTAAATCCTTAATCTGTTGACGTGTGCAGTTGTTGAATAGTCCATCCCCCACATTTTCGGGATTAGGATTAAATGAATTGAATTTTTCCTCAGTAAATAACTCTGGAAAAGGTTGATATTGTTGTCCACCTTGTTTGTCTGCTTTAAAACTAAATTTATATAAATCGCTATTGCTATTAGGCACGTATACAGATTGACTGCATTTTTGCAATGCATAAATTTGATTCCTTAATTCAGACTCTACATTTACATTTGATGCGTAGCCAGACCATGGTGCGGTAGCATTCCCTGGATTAAATACCTTACTTGTATTATACACTGGCATTTGTTCTAAAGGAGTTTTAATAGGCGCGCGTGGATCAACTATGGGCATGATAGAATATTTTGTCATAACCGGTCTAACATTTAAATACGGCTGCAGAATTTGGGACGGAATATTTCTATCATATATCCTTCTATTTATTGAATCCGTTATTTGGGATGTGTTCTCATTTTTACCAAAAGCATATGTTGACGCCATTAATATAATAAAACATATTATTTTATTATATTACTATCTAATAATTCTAAAGATAGAAAACATAAAAAGAAAACATAAAAAGAAAACATAAAAAGAAAACGTAAAAAGAAAACGTAAAAAGAAAACGTAAAAAGAAAACGTAAAATATATAATAAATATTTATTATATAGATAGATGTTTGATAAAATAATACACGATTTGCAAGATAATATGTTCAATGTGTTCGTTTTTATTTCGTATCTAACGTATGCCGGTTTAGCATTCGGATTATTCAAAAATGCACCAGCATATTTAGATGATCTAGATTATTATGTAAAAATTTATATTAGTTTATTTTTATTATGGCGCTTCAATGCATTTAGAGTTATTAAATTTTCCGAGCTTGATAGAAAAATAGCATTTAGTGCAGGAGTATTATTATTTACAACGTCCGCGGTAAATCAACTTCTCAAAAGTTACCTAGATGAAATACAGCTTGAACTAGCGCCTATTCTTTAATGTTTTATTATGTACTAATTTGTGTTTTCGGCTTTGTTGTTGTTGTTGCTGCTGAGTATTTTTGAATTTTAGAGTTGGATATGCCGTTTTATTATGTTTATTGAAAAAGTCTTGTAGGTGTATCATCGTTTTTTTAGTTACAATTTTATCAATATCATAATCCTTTGTTTTTTTCTCCACATATGTGTAGTCATATTTCATCATAAATTGTTTCATAAAAGTGTTGAAAGCATCAGCTTCCTTTTTATCCTTCAGAATCGTTTTACCAAAATCGCTCGAAATAAAACGTTTAATTAATAAATCATGTGATAAATCATGCATATATGGTTTCACTTTTATATAATAAACATTATCGTTATTCATATTTGGATAATATGTGTCATCTAAAAAACATATTTGGGTATTCGTGGGAACTTTACTACATTTTATAAAATCTGAAAACGTCTTATCATGCGTTGTTCTACCCAATTCTAATGGTTTTCCGTTAACTTTAAAAGCACATATAATTTGATCAAACAATCCATATTTTATTTTATCTTCAAAATATTCTTTTATGTATAAAGCCCATTGTTTAGGTCCTTGATTATTTGTATAAATCATAATTTTTGCACATTCGCCCGATTTTTTTTTATATTTTAAATAATTTAATATAGTTAATATATTTGGACGAATAAATTCAGGATATAAATCTAGTATTTTATTAAAATCCTTTTGAGATGTAGTATGTGTTATATTTATTTCTTTTATATACGTTATTAAAGCATCCCAAAATATACTGAGTTCCACAAAATATCCTAATGTTTCATCCATATCAAACACCACTATTTTAGATGGTGTATTCATCTAAATTATGTATATATTTTTTTATATGACAATATATTCATTATAATCGATATGTCTTGGAGGAGTATTCGATAGCCTTCAGCAACCACGTTTTCATCCAATACCTATCAAAATTTTTTATATCATCAAATATATATATATAATGAATACTACAAAAGCTGTTCCATTAAATCATTTATTTGTTAAAAAATTTTATTTAATTCGTAACAAATCCACAGGTAAATCAATCAAAGCTTTATTTTTAGGAAAGAAAGTAGAACACCAGCAAACGAGAACCAAAGGTCTATTAACACCTACTTCCGCGTATTTTGACGATGGTTTCGGTGGTTGGCGAAATTATCCTTCAGATGCATATGAATATTTTAATGTAACATCAGAAGAGACTATAGATCTTGAAACAAAATATAAAAAAATACATAAACCTGAAACTGAAGCGGACATTAAGAGTCATTATGCGGAATATGTTGAATCTGATGATAATGTGGGAATTTGTCCCATCTGTATGGAAACATTATGCATATTTAATGCGGATAATTTATATTTTGAACCACCGCATGGACCACCAGTTGAAATAGAAGAATGTGGACATCGATTTCATCGTGATTGTTTAAATTCACATTGTTCAACTCCTCCTAATAAATTAACAAAATGCACATGTCCGTTAGACCGCATAGAGTTTAACTTTAAAACAGACCTCATAGATAAATCAGTTATATGTCACAATATAGCAAAATATCGAGCTATGATATCATTAGCTTCCACTGCTAGAGGAAAAAGACGTCATCGAAAAAAACACACATCATTAAGACGCAAAACTAGAACGCATAAACGATCTATGAAAAAAACGAAGCGAACGGGAACAAGACACAGACGAAGGTAAGATGGAGGAAAACTGCTGGTCGCAAAGCGACCATCCGTTTTCTGATTATACTCCGGAACGTCAGTGGAGGAGTATGAAGCGACCTCAAAGTTTTCTCTATAAAATTATAATATTTACATAGATTAGTAGGGTATGTCATTCAAATTATCCAAGTCGGATTATGTAAAGATACTCAATTATTATGACATAGATATTCCAAAAAATAATACCGACATTAAACTTGCAGCTGAAAAGGTTTTAGCTAACAAATTGTGTTCATGTATTAAGAAAGTAAGTCCTACTAATGAGCCGCGAGCTATTGGAATTTGTACAAAAACTATTTTTAATAAAAGAAAACTAACGCGCGGTAAATTTAAATGTATTGGAACGAGAAAAGTTGCATTTATTAAAAACGCTAAAAAAATGAATATTGGATTAAAACAAAGTCGCAAACGAACGCTTTAACGAAGTTTTGCTATGTAGACAAATGATTAAGAGCACTCAATAAAACTTGTTCCTCGCCTGACAATTTTTGAAATATTTGACATTCATCGAATTTTATTTGAAAGTGTTTATGCGCAAAATTTTTACATAATACAGACACACCTATATCGGTGATTAATATATCACAAACTACACCTCCTTGCGTAAGCATTAAATTATCTGGATCAGTTAAAGGTATCCATCGAATAAATTTGCCATGTTTGATGTCATTGATTTCATCTACATATTTATACAAACGCAATTTTTTCATATAATCTTTTATTATATTCTTTGATAATTCTAACTCTTCAAGAACATCTAATTTAATATCTTCTAATTGTGATGTAGTCATTTTACATATTTGAGCATTATCTTCATTGTCTAATGCTTTTAATAATTTTTCAATATTCATATGAACGTTATTATTATATAATTGTTATTTTTATATAATAATATAGTTATATCTTTTAGAATCATCCGCTAGAGCTACTGATTCTGGGTCTGTGACTACCATGCAGATCCAAATCCACTTCCACCTAATACTTCATTCGCAGCCATTATCATACCTTGTCCCATACCCTCCATTCCAGGAGAAGCAGCACCAGGCATAGAGGTGTTATTATTTTGGTACATGGAATTGTAATCAGGCTGCTGTTGTCCAGCAGATTCAGTAGGTAAAGAACTTATTGATGTGGTTCCTCCTTGCCCCATTCCACTTCCTCCGCCCCCGCTATAAAGTGATACCATTTGCGCATCTTGTCCTTGAGATATGGGTTGTGATACTTTCACATTTCCTGACCCCTTTTTACCCTTTTTCTTTTTATCGTTAGAATCACTTTTTCCCTCCCACAACTCAACAACTCGATCAAATAATATACTCACTTTCTCTCCCAACTTTGTCTGTAGACTCAAAGTAATCATCAATACTGCTAAAATGATATAAGTTACACTAAAGTCGGGGTATTTTTCACCGCTATAAGTTGGAATATACGTTATTATACGATTAATTAACAATATTCCAATAAACATAACTACAACCTGAATGATAACTTCTGCTAAAAGTTCCATACTACTTTTTTCTTCTTCCGCTTCAGGAACGTATTTTTGCATGACCTTATTTAATATGACTATGGGTGCAAGCGCAATAACAGCATATTGTATTATATTTAACATTTCTGATTTTGATTCATCCTCAAAATTAAATACATGTTTGAAAAAACCCATATTAGATGATATATTTTTTGCCGTTTCGTCCAAACTTTCCATATGTTTTATAAATAGAAATTAAAATAATAAAACTAATAATTAAATGAATTGCACAAAACTTTGCTAAAGAATATTACAATATAAGACTTGAAATGCAAAAAGGTTTAAAAACAAAGTGTGTATAAATTTTATTAATGAGTAGTAGTGCTAGATCAAATGCCGCAGCTAGAAATCGTCGAGCAGGAGGTGCAGATTCTCAGCCTCAAAATGGACCAGGACAACAACGTGCTAACCCTACTCCAGGTCAGCAACAACAACGACCCAATTCTATGCAAGGTCAACAACAACGACCCAATTCAATGCAAGGTCAACAGCAGCAGCAGCAGCAGCAACAACGACCCAACAACCCAATGCCAGGTCAGCAGCAACACCCCCCCGGTATAGTTGTCGGGCAACAAAACATTCCTGCGAAAATGACTATAGGAGACGCAATAGGATTAATTACTATCAGATTAGGGCGTGTCGAAAATGCTGTAGCGGATATACAAGCAGATATGCCCTCTGTTGACGAAGAAGGTAATTACGTTGAACACAATCCCAACCCAAACGCACGCATTATTGATGAATCAGTATTTAATAGCATTGTTTCAAGAATTGAAAAAATAGAGACAGCTCCAAAATCAAATCCAATAGTTCAAACTACTTTTACAGCGTCACCTATATATGATAACAAATTTACCCAACTAACTACACAAATAGATGGTCTTAAGTCAGAAATAGGACAAGTGAAGGATTTAATGTTGCAATTACAATCATTTACTATGGAAACAAATAAAAAATTAGCCACTATTGCATTTAATGAAGAGGTGAAACTACAATCAATCCAACAAGATAACAATATAAATGCCTCAAATTTCAGTCCAGTTGATCAAATATCTACTGAGAGTGAGGGCGAATTTAATAATTTAATTGAGGTGGTGGGAGGACAAAATGTAGTTGATATGAAAGAACTAATTCAACAAGAATTAGCAACAACCCAATTGAGTGAAAAGGATAATAATACAAATGAAATTATGATGTCTGCTATGTAATGTGAGTCTAATATATAAAAATTATATGTGTATGTTATACATATGATTTCATCTACTTACAATAATAAAAATGTGATAGCTCTAATGGATATAAATGATATTCTTACGCATTTATGTAGTATAAAAAACGATAGCATATTACTCGACTATAAATATTTTAAACCATGTGCTCGGGTAGAAAATTACGGAGTAATTTTAAAACACATTATTGAGACGATTCAAACTATTTTACATGAAAAGGATACATTTGTTATTCATATAAATCTACAATCTCTTACCTTAAGTGATGTGGAAAAACATTATAGTTTTATACAAATAATTTCAGAAACGATGAAAAATACATTTCCTGATAAACTAGAGCAATGTAATATTTATAATGCGCCTTTTATTTTTTCGCAAGTGTATCGTATCATTTCTTTATTTATTGATAAACAAACACAGCAAAAAATGAAATTAATCGAAGGAATCTGGAGGAAAACATAAATGACTACATATAGCAAACATAAAATATATTATATTTGTAAATATATTAAATCGATAATGTCATATACTACTATTATGAAACTATCCATCACAGAAAAATCCAAAAAGGATATTTTTATTTCACTTTTCCAATTATTAAAAAATTGTTCCAGTGTGATTACTATCATATTCAATACAGATCACATTTATGTTCAAGGTATGGACAAAGCACACGTTTGTTTATTTGATATTAAAATTTTTTCATCATGGTTTGATAAATATGAATATAGTTCCGACGATAAAGATCATATATGTGTAGACACAAACATCTTTCATAATGTTCTCTCTATGAATCAAGAACAACATACTATTTTCATTTATTACGAAGGCGATCCCGATACTATTTGTATAGATTTATTAAATAAAACCACAGAAGGAAAGGGAGACTTTAATAAACATTTTAGAATTCCACTAGTTGAATTAGAAAATAATTTAATGACTATACCAGGTGATACCGAGTATGATGCAGAATTTTCCATTAATTCTAAAAAAATCCAAGAAATATGCTCACAACTGCTCATTTTTGGTGATATCATGCAGGTGAAATGTTCAGAAGAAAAAATAGATTTGAGTTCTACTGGAGTAAATGGTGAGATGATGGTAAACATTCCAATAGATGATCTATTAGAATATTCCATATCCGAAGGTGAGGTTATTGATATTTCTTATAGTCTTAATTTTATTCAAAAAATGTGCATTACTAATAAATTAGCAAGCGAAATAGAATTTTCAATTAGTGGTAATTTCCCTATGAGGATAAAATATAAATTGGATGAAAATAGTTATGTTACGTTTTATATTGCACCAAAAATTTGCTGTGAGCCGTAGGTGAAGTCACTATGAAATAGGTGAGCGACTGAACTCCTTGCGCAGCGATGGCGATAGCCGAAGGAGTATGAGTTAACGAATAGGTTTATTAAGGAATATAATCGGAAAACTTCGACTCGTCTCACTTCGTCCCAGTAAGTGTGTATAATTGCTAAAAATTTATTATATTTTTTTATTAGTTAAGTTGATGAAAATAATTATTGCCTTTTTTATATTTTGTTTAGTGTTATTTTTTTACCTTCATGTACAATTTCATTTAAAAACGAGTAACGACCTCGAAGTATTTGAAATTGAACAAGCATCCAAGGATAAATTGGAGGAAATATGTGATCTTCGGCAACCAGTTATATTTGATTTTGAAAATGACCGCATTATTCAATCTACTAGCAAAAAATACATATTAGATAATTATCATGCATTTGAAGTAAAAGTTAGAAATACAAACGATACTGATTATGCCAGTGAAATTTTCATGCCATTACCCCTTCATTCAGCAGTTAAATTATTCGACGAGGATAAAAACCCCGCTTACTATAGCGAAAATAATTACGATTTCCTTCAAGAAACGGGTGTTATTAAACATTTGCAATATAACGATGAGTTTATCCGACCATATATGGTTTCCAATTGCAATTATGATATTATGATGGGTTCTGAAAATACGACGACACCATTTAGATATGAATTGAATTACCGGAATTTTTTCGTAGTCACACAAGGATCTGTCCAGATTAAGATGACACCCCCACAAAGCTCCAAATATTTATATACCGCTTACGATTATGAAAATTTCGAGTTTCGATCTCCTGTAAATCCATGGAAAGTTCAACCACAATATTCAGCGGACTTTGATAAGATGAAATGTTTAGACATTACATTAACACCGGGAAAAACTATTCATATACCAGCTTATTGGTGGTATAGTATTAAATTCGGAAAGGATACTAGTGTTTCATGTTTTCGATATAGAACTTATATGAATAACGCTGCTATTACACCTCATATTGCAATGTACGCACTGCAAATCCAAAATATCAAAAGAGACGTTGCCAAGAAACATGATATTCGTAATTTAAATAAAGAACACCCTATCGATAATGCTGCTAATGTTACCAATAATGGTACAGATACTGATACCAGTTCTGATAATGCTACCCATATAAATGACTTACAAAAAGGCACTAATAATCCAGAACCAGTAGTATCCGAATACGAAGCTTCTACTACTATCACTCATTCAGACATTTAATTTATAATATTATATTATATAAAATGCCTTATGGTAACTTCTATTACGGAAAAGATGGTTTCTTCTTTAAGAAAATGACGGGTGGATCAGTAAGACATAACCCGTCTCTTGGACTAATATGTAATCAGCCTCAAGACGTCAATAATAGATACGTTGCTGGTTCTGGTGTTGGCGCGTCTAATATTGCAAATCGCCGTGCCAAATTATTGCACGCATCAAAGTACAAGATAAATTATCAAGCGGGACAAATTATTAGCAGACTAGGTCTTTATCCTATATTGACCCCGTTACACCCTTTAGGTATATATCCTATAAAATAACAAATACATTATAATAAAATTGATTGCGAATAAAACATAACGTTAATATGATAAATATATTATATTAATAAATAACATCTATGATGACCACATATAAAGTACATATTAATAACAGAGATTATGCTAGTTGGACCTTTTATAATGCCACAGATTTCAAAGAAATAGAATTACCCATCAACCCAATAGAAAACAAATTATTTGCAAATGATATATTTACATTGGACGATGATGAAACATCGCTCAAAAAGGTAAATATAGTGCATTCCACCATACGTATAAGTAGTTCTATACCAGGCGTTCTTATTATAAATGATAATAAAACATATGGCAGACATAAAAACGGAAAACTGCTTTATAAATGTGTCCCCGATGATATGCGTATACCCACATTCCTTGTTCCATATGAAATTAAAAATATGGGATTTTCAAAAGTATTCGAAAACATATACGTAACATTTAATTTCATGGAATGGAAAGACAAACATCCTTTAGGACTATTGGCTCAAGTTATCGGTTCAGTTGATATAATAGACAATTTCTACGAATACCAGCTTTATTGTAAAAGTTTGAATTCGTCTATTCAGAAATTTAACAAGGACACCACTAATGCTCTTAAATTAGCATCACATGATGCATTTATTGAAACTATTTGCGACAAATATACTTGCATAGAAGATAGAACAAAATGGCCCGTATTTACAATCGATCCTCCACATAGTTTAGATTTCGACGACGGATTTAGCATTAAAGAATTAGAAAATGGTCAACATCTATTAAGTATATACATATCTAACGTAACTATTTGGATGGATGTATTGAATTTATGGGACTCTTTCTCGCGCCGAATATCCACTATATATCTTCCTGATCGAAAACGCCCCATGTTACCAACTATATTATCCGATTGTTTATGCAGTTTACAAGCAAATAATTTGCGTATAGCATTTGTGATGGACTTATTTATTGACGCAAATGATGAGATTGTTGACATTAAATATTCGAATAGTAAAATCAAGGTATACAAAAATTATAGCTATGAAGAACCAGCGCTTTTAAGTAATCCAAATTATTTGATGCTAATGAATGTTACAAAAACCCTATGCAAAAAATATAAATATATCAATAGCGTTCGCAATAGTCACGATTTGGTGTCTTATTTGATGATCCTTATGAACTTTCATTCAGCAAAATCCTTACTATCACATAAAAATGGTATATTTCGCTCTACTATTATGAAACGAGATATCTCCATACCAGACCATTTACCAGAAGAAGTGTGTAAATTTATCAAAATATGGAATAGTTCTGCCGGTCAATATATAGATGTCAATGCACTGGATGTAGGTCAAACTATTAATCATGAGCATCTGGATATGGATGCATATGTTCACATAACATCACCTATTAGAAGATTAGTTGATTTGTTGAATATTATTAAATTTCAACAAAACACCGAGATGATTACGCTTTCAGAGAGTTCCGCACTATTTTATGATAAATGGATAGCTGATTTGGAGTATATTAATACCACTATGCGATCTATAAGACGAGTTCAAAATGATTGTTCATTGTTGCACTTATGCAGTACTTCTCCTGGAGTAATGGAAAAAACACATGAGGGATATGCATTTGATAAAATTATTCGCAATGATGGATTATATCAAGTGATAGTTTATTTGCCTGCATTAAAATTAACATCCCGCATTATTATGCGAGAAAATATAGAAAATTATGACATGCATCAATACAAATTATATTTGTTCCATAATGAAGAAAAATTTAAGAAAAAAATTAGGTTGCAGATACAAACTCCTTCGACAATGCTTTGCATGACTACGGAGTATAATCAGAAAACTCCGTAAAATTACTGAAATAATCTTGATATAATGTTTCTTTCCTTGTCTAAAATAATGATAAAATATATCATAAAAACGTTCACAAATATTAATAATGTTTGTTGAGCTATAGTGCAGCATTTTGCTACATTTGATAGAGGAAATTTATCTGAATAACCAACACCCGATTGAATAGTTACACTTAAACTGACCCAATCTAATATATTTTGCGGTCGATTTTTTTCAAAATTAGAAAAACTACTATATGATAAATAATTGTATATAATAGTAAATGTAATAATACATAAAATATGAAATATAACAGTAGCAAATACTAGCCTCATTATAATATTTATCTATATTTTAAATTTACGTTTGCATTTACATTTATACATAAAGGGATTGATTCGTCGCCACAAATTTCAGTGTCAATAACGGAATCTCCTTTAATTTGCTCAAAAGTGCCATATTTCCACAACTCTCTGCAATCCGCTCCATCTCACACGAAATATTATTTATTTTTAATATAGCTTTCACAAACTCCCCTAAAAAGACATCCTTTTCTTGCTCTAATTTTTGCAAGACAAGTTTACATTCAAGTGCTGATTCACAATCACACCAAGCAATGACGTAATCAATTAAATCATAATGAATCTCGTAATCGACGCCAGTATTTGTTCGTTCTTTCAATTCAAAATCTTGATAATAATCATACATACTGGTAATTTCTTGGATTATGTTCTTGACATCGCCATCTTGTGTAGAAGGTTTATGACTTTTCGAGTCATCAGGAACTGACACATTCGTAAAACAGCTGAATACACTTACCATTTGTTTGGCAGAAAGCTGGTCGAACTTTTGCGCATCCAATAAACGAGCAAATACCAAACAATGTATTTCCCTCAAGTAAGTCGCCATTTGTCCCTGCATAGTCAATACATATGTCGGTCGGTCTATATCAATTTCCTCTATTTTTTGAAGAAAACCATCTTTTTCTAAAAAGTCCAATATAACCAATACATTATCATTCAAATATTGTTCTGTATTATTGAAATGATAACGAGCATCTTCTAGCTCTTCACATTTATCAGTATATTTAATATACAAAACCTTATCAGTATCAATATATTTATAGGTATCCTGTAAATTCGCAATTTCTTTATCCAACTCCTTCCTCTTCTTATTCACAGATGTGATACGTTTGGTTAAACTATCCAAATAGTGACTAATTACATTTTGAGGTGTTCGCATACTTTCAATGCTTCCCTGCATATTTTCCACATCTGTCTCTAATTCAGTCAATCTGGTTTGCATAATTCCGAGTTCAGCGTCAATATCATTCTGAATCATAGAACGTTTGCAAAATTGTAGGAAATGTTGATCACCAATATCTATCAAGTTCAATAACAAATTGTATGAGATTTTAAATTTACTTGTTAGGCGTTGAGGTGTTCCCTTCATCATATTTCGATAAGCAGTAAGCTCTACATTTTTAAATAAATTATTGAGATGTATCACAGATCCAATAGTATCAATACCTCTTCTTCCAGCTCTACCGGACATTTGCGAGTATTCATGGGAGTATAACATCCGCATTCCAGAACCATCAAATTTATTCACATCTGTAAATATAACAGTTTTGGTAGGCATGTTGATTCCAACCGCAAAGGTTTCTGTCGCAAACAAAATTTTTATATAACCGCGAGCAAATAGCAGCTCTACCATTTCTCTAAGCACTGGCATTATACCTGCATGGTGTATACCAATACCTTTTTCTAATAGACGAACCATTTGTAAATATTCGGGTAATTCTATGTATTCTTGATAATTTGGCAATTTTCGAATAATCTGTTCGCATTCTTTTTTAACAATATAACCAACCTTGCTATCATCTTCTAGTAAAGGAAACGTAATTTCACTCGCACACACTTCTAATTGCTTTCTAGACAATACAAAACAAATAGCAGGTAACATATTATTCTCAACCAAATATTTGCATACTTGATTAAGCACGTGTGCGCGCGATATACGTACTTCTTTTTGTTCGAATAGAGATATCATCTTTTTCATTTTATGGTAATGTGTTTCGTTAAACTCTCCTTTGTCTGATTGAATAACATGTGGTTTATTAATCATGTCATTAATTTGCTTCTTCAAATCTTCATCTTTTCCAATAGATTTAAAGACACCTTGCGTCGCAGTGATAAAACTATAATGTGTTAATGGTACGACTCTTTCATGAGTGGATGCTAAATACACGGATTTATCAGACCGACCGCTTCCACCTCTTGTTTCACACCAAAGAGCAAATTTTTCAGGTGAGTCAATAGTAGCCGAAAGCATGACCATTTGGATATGAAGCGGTAACATCATAATCGTTTCTTCCCACACTTTACCTCTATCAGGGTCATTTATGTAATGAATTTCATCGAATATTACTGCACCTAATTCAGTCTCAATATCCATATCAAACATAAGGGATGCACTGGCATTAGTTGTACTAGAAGTAGTAGCATTAGTGGTAGTAGTAATGGCATTATGTTTTTTCTTATAAAGCGTATTTTGTAAAATTTCTGTAGTCATAATCAATACATCTGCCTCCGGATTTGCCTTGATATCACCGGTTAAAATACCAAACTTTATATGTGGAAATTTCAGGGTAAATTCATGAAATTTTTGATTCGACAATGCTTTAATAGGACTCGTATAAATAACTTTCTTACCTTTTGCTACAAAATATTCAATAGCAAATTCAGCTGGCAAGGTTTTACCACTTCCTGTATGCGCTGTCACCAATATATGATGCCCTTTAACTATAGCCTCAAGTGCATGTTTCTGAAATGGACTAAGAGGAAAGGGATATTTTTCAAAATGTTCTTTATATAAATTTTCATTTTCCATAGGATATGTATTGCTGCATATTTTCACCATTTTAAATAGTTGGACGATAACCTTATGTATAATGATGCTCTTCATTTAAACTATTTGGAATCAATTTTTATTTTTATAACAACGATAAAGAAAACCTATACATAGTGTTCCGGCAGAAGTTTATCAACTATTATGACTTCTATGTTTGAAGGTATTGCATGCAGATCTAAATAGGAAACCATGTCTTTAACTATATGTAATTTAAATGAACAAGTTCTATTATCAATAGTGGATTTGCTCGTCCAATTTTCCAAAGGTAGTACTTCATTTAGTCCACGAATTCTGCCGGCAACCCCACAATATTTTTTGGGTCGGGGTCCCGGTTTACGAAGACAATGTTTAATCACCCATTCCGCTTGTAGGGCATTGACATGGTCAGGAAATCCAGACATTAAACAATAAATCTCCCAACCTCCATCCGTTCTGCTGGTAAATTTAGCACCGCCGCAAATTTCTTTATTATGTTGTCGCAATCGTCTAACAGGGTCATTCGTTGACCCATTATATGTCAAATTTGAAAACTCGGGTAACACATTACGAAGCAAATAACAGAACCACACCATATATAAATAGGGACACTATATTTATATACTATATACGAGATCTTCTAGATCTATGTCTCCTAGATTTATTTTTTATAGACCTTCTTCTTCCAACTCGTCTCCTTCTACTTTTTCCACCGGACAATGATACAGAATGCCCTTCTTTGTCTATACAACTTCCAAACATCGTATATTTATTGCCCCTGGCTCGAGATAAACACTCATTTTTTTTAGCAATAGTCTCTTTGGACGCAAATATATTAGCTCCTTTGTTCCATACATCACCTCTACGCATGATATATATTTATAGAGAAATATAAATATAAAATGAATGTATGTTATATTCATAATATACCACAAACAAATTACCAAATGATAATAGCAAATAAATACAAGATTATAGATCGACTTGGATCAGGATCATTCAGTCAAATATATAAAGGAGAGAATATACGAACAAAAGAACTTGTAGCCATTAAGGTAGAACCATTAAAAAATGAAACGAAAATGCTAAAACACGAATCGAGAATATATCAATATTTGGGTAACACGATTCATATTCCTCAATTAAAATGGTTTGGTACAGATGATACCAATTATTACATGGTATTATCCTTATTAGGAAAGTCGCTAGCATTGCTGCGAGCCGTAGACACTGCGCAGTGTGTCGAAGGTGAGCGATTGAACTCCGTAGTTGCCGGAGGCAGCCGAAAGAGTTCTATAAAACCAAATACTTTGTCTCTCATGACAACACTTTCCATAGCTATAAATATTATTAAACTATTGAAAGGACTTCATGAACAAGGCCTAATACATAGAGATATCAAACCAGACAACTTTTTATTTGGATTAGATGATAAATGTGGTCAATTGTATTTAATAGATTTCGGATTTTCAAAAAAATATATGAAATCGGATGGAATAACCCATATAGATATTACCACAAATAAAACGTTAATAGGTACACCGAATTTTGTGAGTATAAATATGCATAAGGGAATAGAACCTAGTCGTAGAGACGATCTAGAATCGGTAGGATATGTAATGATATATTTGCTGAGTGGATATGGATATGATTTACAGAACAACTCTTATAATATCCAGTCTTATAAAGAGAGCATTGAGAGAAACGATAGAATACCAAACGTAATCAAACAATATTTGAGCTATTGTAGAAATGTAGGGTTTGAACAAACACCAGACTACGAATATTTGATTAATTTATTGACGGAACCCACAACAAAATAATATAGCACAAAAGAATATAAAGGTTGCTACTATTATATAGTATAATAAGATGTCATCACCCGATTCTATCGAAACACCTCAACTCGTTACATCCTCCGAACGCCTAACAGGGCGCGTCAAGTGGTTTAACAACAAGACTGGTTATGGATTTATTACTATCACGGACGGAGCTCGTGCTGGGTCAGATATTTTTGTTCATCATAGTGGAATTATGGTGTCCAATGCGCAATACAAGTATTTGGTGCAAGGAGAGTATGTTGGGTTCAAACTCGACAACACCTCTACCGGAGCACATGCCATTCAGGCAGGAGATGTGAGTGGAATTAACGGGGGTAAGTTGATGTGTGAGACCCGTCACGAATTTAAGCAAACACGAACTAACTATGCTGAGAGTGGAGAGGAGCAGCCAGTTAGAATGCCTAGATCTACTCGTGCACCAAACACAACCCCCAGAGGGCAGGGTCCTCGTGAAGGACAAGATTGGTCTCTTGTCAAGGGGCGTGAGCAAACAGGTGGGCGAGGCGCGTCTTCAGGTGGAAGAGGAGGAAGAGGTCAAAGCAGACCCACTCTTCAACGAACCAATACTATTGCGTAAGAAAACGAATAAATAAATAAACAAAAAAATGAATTATTTTACATTACATATGATAATGTAAAATAAAATAATATGGAAAATCATATACCAACCCAAAATAGTATAGAAACTTATAATGAATGTTTAATTTGCAGGGATCCAATTGATCCTCACAAATATGTAAGGTGTATAAATTGTAAAATAGTATTACATGATAGTTGTGAGAGTAGAGATAGGAATGAAAAAAAATATTGTAAATGTCCACATTGTCAAAGAATAGGAACACTTTGTTTGGAGGCAAACGAAGATTACTCAAATGAGTTTATAAATTAAAAAACTTATTATTTAGTTGATTTAGAAAAAAAATAATTATAGGGTGTAATTATATAATGCCAAAACATACTCGCAGTAGACGCGGAAAAAGAGGAGGTGATGGGACATCTGCGTCTTTTTCTGATTCGACAGACACGGAACGTGATGAAGAAGGTATGATACCAACAGGACTCTTATATGATGAACAAGATGAACAACATGAACAAGGTATGATACCTAAAGGTCTCTTAGATGACAATGAAGAAGGAATACCTGGATCTAAATTTTCTAAATATTTTCCTCAACAGCAAAAATCGTCCCGCACTCGTAGTCGCGCAGGAGGTAAAAGATCTAGAAAGGGGAAGAAATCTAGAAAAGGAAAGAAATCAAGAAAGGGTAAAAAGAGTAAATCCAGACGACGACGATAATACATTTACTGATAATCAGTTTAAAGTCACTTACACATAAGTAGTATGACGATTATGGCAAACCAAATAGTAAATTCTGAGATCATCGCATTGGAACAACCAGAGAAATCAAATATTTCAGAACTATTTGAAAACATAACAGACATCATTAGTTCTTTTAAAAGTCAAATAAACACTCTATTTCATGAATTAAAATTGCTTGAAAAGAATGTGAAAAAGGAAATGAAATTGATGAAAAAGAATGTAGAGAAAAGTAAGAATAAAGGAAATAAAAAACCATCGGGATTTGCCAAACCCACAAAGGTTACGGATGAATTGTGTGTTTTTATGAATGAAAAGGAAGGAAGTACGATTGCCAGAACAGATGTCACTAAGGCGTTAATCGAATACATAGCTAAACACAATTTACAATTCAATGAAAACAAACAAATTATCATTCCAGATGAAAAGTTGAAAACTCTACTCGGTATCAATGATGGGGACAAGGTTACGTATTTTACTCTACAAAAATACATGAATAAACATTTCATCAAATCAGATGAACAAATACATACATTGTCGCTATAAATAGCATAGTGGAGGGAAACGTAGGCTTGCTTGCAAGCCGATGTTTCCTGACTATAATCCGAAGGCGCTAGCCGAAGGATTATGGGACATGTAAACAAAATACATATATATTTTGTTTATATTCCTTCGCTAAAGCTAAGGAATATAATCAGGAAATGTCGGCTTGCAAGCAAGCCTACATTTCCATTCAACTTACACAGGGATAATGGTAAGACGTGCATTAATATACCGCCCATTATATTTCTTTTTAGAATCAATATTGAAACATAAATTTCTCATTAAGTGATATGCTTCTTTTGGATAAACTATTTTGTAGAGTTGGATAGTAGAGATAATTTGACGTTTTATATTGATAGCTCCTGGAATGTTTTCGAATACAGGGTTATAATTAGGGTTGTCATATCCTGTCCATAAATGATTTTCTTTTTCGCTATCAGTGAGCATTGCAAAGAACGCGGGCTGAATGCATATATATTTCAGAAAACACAACAAAGCATAAGATCTTAGGTTATTTAATAATCTGAGCGGTTTATAAATAGTCTGCATAAGCGCAATTTTAGTATCATATGTAAAATATTCTTGGATATAACGTAAAATTTCATGAGGTAATCGCATTAATTTCTTTGAACAAATACGTTTATTTGCTGATATAGCGGATTCCTTCTTTTCAATCTTTTCATTTTCATTATATAATTTTTTATATGTTTTCCATTCAATAGATAGCGCACTGACATTCATTTTATGTTTAAATTTATTCAACGCGTTAAATGCCTTTTTTCTTTCACGTTGATGTCGTCTTAATATTTTTTTTCTAATGAAATGCATATTTTTTTTATTTTTAAGTTGTTCTGTTATTTGATCAAACGTACCAGTGAATGTATATTCTATTTGTAATAAAGTGGTAAAATGTTCAACACGACCCATAATTATATCATAATTTTGTTGAAGATTTGCTAGATGTATGACATCATTTTTTATTTTTTCTTGAGCTAATATTGCAGCAGTATTTTTCCTAATCGTAGCTGAATTTTGATAACGAACAATGTTGACCCGTTTAGCTTTAGCTACAACAGCGTTGATAAATAAAACATGTTCTGGTGGCGGCGATGTAGGAAAACGTAGGCTTGCTTGCAAGCCGAAGTTTTCTGGATTAAGCTCCGGTTGTTCGCCTTCGGCGAACCACTTGGCGGGCACTACGTGCCCACTGAGAACGTTAGTGAAGGAGCTTGGATAATTGGAAGTTTGCATTTTGTTAAACAATAGTTTAATGAGTATCCGAAAAGAAAGAATAAAATAAAGGATTTCAATTTTATTTTGTAATAAGAAATTTTATTTTGTAAAAAAGGAAAGGAATAAAAAGGGATAAATTTTAGTAGAAGAAGAAAGAGGTGAAAAAGAAAAAAAATTGAAAAAGAAAGAAGGTGGGAAGGAAAGTGTATAAAATAAGCGAGAAGAATATCAAGAATATCAAAGAGAATGTCCCTAATAGAAGTAAAGATGGTAAGATCGAAGGAGGTGATGTTGCAGAATGCGTGCCGGGAGGCGGTGCGTCAATGTGCGGAGCATTACAAGTTGGACGTGGAGGAGGCGATGAGGGGTGTAGGTAAGGTGGAGATAGTGAAGGGTGTGAAGGGTGTGAAGGAGGTGAAGGAGGTGAAGGAGGAGAAGGAGGAGAAGGCGGCGCAAGCTGGTAAGGTAGTCCGTGGTCGTCCGAAGAAGGAGGCGAAGGCTTTGGTAGTAGATTCGACGGAAGACCTGTTTGCGAGCCTAGTGTCAGCGAATAAATCATCTGTAGAGGAGGTGAAGGAGGAAGTGAAAGAGGAAGTGAAAGAGGAAGTGAAGAAGGAGATCAAGGAGGTGAAGAAGAAAGCAAGTAAGAAGACGAAGGCAGTCGAAGTGGAAGCAGAGAAGGCAGTCGAAGTGGAAGCAGAGAAGGAAGTCGAGAAGGAAGTCGAAGTGCAAGCAGAGAAGAAAGCTAGCAAGGAGGCACAAGCTGAAAAGAAAGCTGCTAAGGAAACCGAAGAACTCGAAAAGAAAGCTGCTAAGGAAGCCGAAGTACTCGAAAAGAAAGCTGCTAAGGAAGCCGAAGTACTCCAAAAGAAAGCCGATAAGGAAGCTCAAGAACTCCAAAAGAAAGCCGATAAGGAAGCTCAAGAACTCCAAAAGAAAGCCGCCAAGGAAGCCGAAGTACTCCAAAAGAAAGCCGATAAGGAAGCCGAGGCACTCCAAAAGAAAGCCGCCAAGGAAGCCGAAGCACTCCAAAAGAAAGCCGCCAAGGAAGCCGAGGCACTCCAAAAGAAAGCCGCGCCAAAG